ATTAACTTGATAGTGTCGCTGGTGATTTATAGTAATATATTGCGCCAGGATGGAGTGTGAAAACATCTCCGTTGAAGGCCAAAAGAGTGCGGCCACTAGGGACGTTGCCCCAAGCACTCTGCCCACCCTGTCCGGACTAGTCGCGTCCGCAACAGGTGCTGGAGGTAAGAGCTCACCTCGCGTGGACTCGCCTAAAGGAGCCAACAATGTGTTTGGTCTCCCCCTCCCAGCTGTTAACAAGACAAGCAAGGACCAGAGTCAACAGGTCCAGGCCAAGAGCCAAAGTAGTGTTGAACCAAAATCTGAAACCCGATCTCAGAATAAACAAAAACGGGCGACCCCGTCACCTTCTCCAAGAGGTCGGCGGGGTAAGGAATCCAGGTCGTTGACCCCACCCATAAACTATGATAAGAATGCGCCGAGGCATCGCGCTAGTGACCGAGTGGGAGGGGGACGACCCATGGATAGCAGTAGCCGAAGCGATGCTGCTGATGACAGAGGGACACGAGGTAAAGATCGTGAAAAGAAGCAGGAATGGCGAAAGAAGAAGGGCAATGACAAGGACGAACTAGTCAAAGCCTCGAACCGGAAATCGCTCCAGCAAGCCCAGGGAGAATTGGATGGGTTGAAAGATTTCTTGCAGGAAGTGCGAGACAACCCTAGCATATTGACCGCAGTTTTCCACCCACCTGGTGGAAATAATCCTCCTTCGGGAGGAAATCCTCCTCCGGGAGGAAACGTGCCGGCACCTCCCGCCCCTCCGCCTCCACCGCCTCCACCTCCTCCCCCGCCGCCGAAGCCGCCTGGGGGAGATGACCTACTAGCGGGCCAGCTTATGCTCCCAGTTAGGTCTAAGTATTCTTGGACAACTGAGTCTAATACCACTCCTTCCGCTTTCTGGCTAGAACTCGGATCAGTCGCGTGCTGCTTTGGCGCCGCCTGGTTTGGGTTTAAGAAGAACCGGGTTGAAATTAGCATGGGTGCTACAGTAGCAATGCTGTCTATCCCTTTGTTTTTGACGACCCTCGATTTTGTTAGAAAGTGGTGGTATCAAGACGTTCCGCACCGAAGTCTGTTTTCTTCATACACAGTTCATAGTGTGCAGATAACTGGAACTGAGGATCACGCGCATGGCGATTTGCGTGCTGACCGGAATGCGTTGAAAGACATTAAGCACACTGGAAAATACTTTCAGGCCCTATACACACAGACGTCCCCTTGGGGTTTCCTGTTGGCCAGTCGTAGACTCCATGGGTCATTAGAGCTTGTGACCCAAGCTAAAGTAGCTGCTAATTCGAAGTTTTCTTCCTCCCCGGATACCGTTTATGATCGGATGGAAAGAACTGCAGCTACAATACAGACAGTGAACTTGGATAGGACAAGGTCGCTACAAGCCAAGCCGCTTGCACAGGATTCAGCACTGGTTGCTTATGCCATCCACATGCAAGAGGCTCAAGAGAGGGAGACGATCCCTTTTCCCAGAGCTCCACCGGAGAGAAAACCAACCGACAACCCAAGCCCAAGCTTTTACGAACCTGCGCTTATGGATACCGGATCGATGAAGTCGGTCTGGGTCCCCTCCCACCTGCAAAACCTGACGCGACAATCACTAACCTACGGGACTTTGATCCTTTGTTGCGTCCAGTTGCTGCAGTCTCAGCAGGACCACATTGTCGAAATTTTTCTCTGCCTCATGCCGACAGCGGAGACCCAGTCTCACTTGCTGGTGGAGCCATTAAAAGATTTGCTGTCAAAACTCCCGACCCGGATCCAACATTTTACAACGAGTTGGCCGAGTTTACTCGAGACTTTTGCGCAAATCACCTAACTCCGCTTAAACCAGATGCGGATGTCTCCTTAGAGCGATGGTTGGCCGCCACCAACTATCCACTCTGGAGGAAAGAGGAACTCAAAGCCGTTAATGGGGAATGCTTTGACATCAATGATCCTACCGAACGCTACTTTCAATGCAAGTCTTTTATGAAGATGGAGACTTATGCAGAATATAAATATCCCCGTGCCATCAACTCTCGCTCTGATGAATTTAAATGCGAGGTTGGGCCAATCTTCAAGCTCATCGAAGAGCAGGTTTTCAAGTTAGACTGGTTCATTAAAAAGATACCAGTAGCCGACCGTCCAGCCTATATAGTCAATCAACTTTATAGGGAAGGGGCCGAATACTACGCGACTGATTACACTGCCTTCGAGGCGAACTTCGTTAAGAAATTGATGGAGTCCTGCGAATTTGTGATGTACGAATACATGACCAAACATCTTTCAAATGGGAAAGAATTCATGAACTTAATCAAGAAAGTGCTTCTTGGTGATAATGTTTGTGTTTTTAAGTACTTTGATGTTTCGGTTCCGGCAACGAGAATGTCCGGCGAGATGTGTACTTCACTCGGTAATGGGTTTTCCAATTTAATGTTCATGCTCTTCATGTGCAAAAAACACGGTGTCACGGAGGTGGCCGGAGTTGTTGAGGGAGATGATGGATTTTTTACAGGAAAGGGTAACTTCCCAACCGAAGAGGACTTCAAGAAACTGGGGCTTATGCTTAAAATGGAAAGGCACACTGAGATTTCCAAGGCCAGTTTCTGTGGGCTCATTTTTGACGAAGAGGAACTAGCGAACGTTACAGATCCTAAGGAGGTACTGGCTTCGTTTGCGTGGGTGTCTGCACGTTACAAGACATCAAAGAGTTCCAAATTGCGCGCGCTGTTGCGCTGCAAGTCTCTATCCCTGGCTTACCAATATCCAGGTTGTCCCATCATTCAGGAACTCGCAATTTACGGATTGCGCATGACAAGAGGACACAACATCCGACCCATCATAGATAATGACAGAACTATGTCCATGTGGGATCGGGAGCAGTTGTTAGAGGCGATAGCCCACCCCATTCTTCATTCACCTGTTGGTCCGAGAACGAGAGCTTTAGTCGAAGATAAATTCGACATTAGCATCGACTCCCAACTCAAAATTGAAGCGTACCTAAAGAACAAGGATGACTTGTTGCCCCTCGATGTGGGTGATGCGCTTGGTGACATACCAGATTCGTGGACAGATTATGCTGACCGATACGTTCATTTGGTGGATGTTTGTGATCCTCAGGTCGATAGGCCGCCAGATCATCATCCGCAGGACGATCGTCGCAGGGAAGTCGAATACGCTATGGTATTTATGAAGCGTAAGTAATTGGCTCAGAGACAAAACTGAGGTGCTACAAAACAGTTCGGACGAACTATAAAGCCATCTCCCGC